GGTTGTATCGTATATAAAGCACTTACTAAATATCTTTGTAATAGATTAAAATCATTTGGAGATAATTCTTCATTTTTTTTTAAAAACCCTTTATTGTTTATTTCTCTCCTGTATCCTTTTCTAACTTCAACTAAACTATTCATAGAAGTCCAGTTCTTTTCTTCTTTATCTGTTTTATGTTGTCCTTTTGCATCTTCACGCATTTCATTTTGAATGTCAAGCATCTTATCTCTATATTTCTTAATATTTTTATCGTTCTCTTTATCTTTATCAAGTGATAGAAAAACTGCGACACTTGTAAGAATAATTTTTTGTGATGATGGTTTCATGTCAGCAATAGTTTCCATTACATTATCTATATCATTAACCCATTTTAGATCAGTAAAATTAGAAGTATTTGTATGACCAGACACTTTTTTATAAAGTTTTTCAATTTGGTTCTTATAAGTTAATAAAGAACCCTCAGATAATTTCGGTCGGTCTTTTTTTAATGCTTTTAGTAGTTCATCAATAAATGCCATTTTATATATAATATAGATATATTTTTATATCTATATTTATGCGTAATTTAGAATTATATATTAAAAAAAAATTGAAATTAAAAAATTGAAATTTATTTTTACAACCATCATCATATATCATAATGAACTCAACCCTTATTAATAAAATTCCCCAAGAATTCTGGATTACCGAAACTGATGATGATGGTGATGAATACTATATTATCAACAAAGATAAACTGGAACTATCTTTTCGTGAAATAATGAAAAAGTATTGTTATAATGAAACAAAAAGACAATTCTACGAAAAATACGGTGTTTATGGATTTTTACAAAAAGCACATTGGCAAAAAAACGATTGGTTTGCTTATACTTATGATTTAGAAGAATATAAAGAGTGCTGTCCCAATTGTAATGTATTTCTATGATTAAAATTTATCTACTCTCCCTTTTGTTGCTTTTTTCTTTTGTGCAGTTTTTAATTCTTTTTTAGAAATTTCTTTAAAAGTCTTTGGTGTATCTTTTGTTATTTTTTTTGTTGGACGATAAACATCACCCTTTTTTTTATAACCAGTTTCGCCTCTCTGGTTTTTCCATTCTTCTTTAAACCATCTCGTCAGACCATCACTATTCTTTTTACCTGTGTATGTTCCACCCCTCTCTTTATATTTCTTAACTAATAAACCACTTCTATATGCGGAATGCTTTGGATGTGCTTTATAAACTTCTTTTTTGACTTTCATGTAAAGTGCTTTATCTTTTGGTTCATTAATCATTATAGTATTAGCGGATATTCTTTTTTTTAAGACGATATTGTTTTTGATATTCACTTCTTTTTTTACGAATAGCGTCATATTTTGCTTGTGCTACTTCTTTACTATCAAAAAACTTCTCTTCTACTACTTCTTCTTTTTCTTTTTTTTTTTCTGTATTAATTACTTTTTCAATTTCATTCTTTTTTTTAAGACGATTTAATCTTTTTCGTTCATTAATGAGATCTTTATTTTTAGCATGATATTCTTTATTATAAATCTGTTTTTTAGTTAATTCACTCATCGTTATATATATAAATAGATTAATCTTTATATAATGTTTGACCGAAAATGTATGATAAAAAGTTTGACCGAAAGATATGCAAGATAAACGATGAAATTAATGTTTCTATCGTGATTAATCAATAAATCTGTCAATTTACAAGAAAATCCAGTAATCCATATATCTATAAATTGAGTAATTTTGATAATATCCAATATAAAACGGACGATAAAGGACGATGAACGGTCAGTTTGACGATGAGAGGACGATAGAATTTTGGTCTTTATCTTTTTTATCTTGCATATTTTTTTTGGTCTTAAACCACAGACCCATACATATCCTTACCAGTTATGGTAGTATTATTATTAATTTTAATTTAATTTGCGTAATTAAAAATATTAAAAAAGATAGAAATCAAGATAAAGATAGAATTTTGGCATAAACTCATTATGAAATCAAAAAAAATCTGAACTCCGATTATTTTATTTCTAAAATGATAATTACAAAATCGCTTCATCTTCATCTTTCATCGTCCTCCAAATACCGCCCGATCCATTTTAATAATAAATAGTATAGATAAAGATGAACGGACGATAGAAGATGAACTACACGATGAAGAAAATCGCTTTATCGTCCAGTTTCATTTTTGCCATAAACCACAGACCCATCCATATCCTTACCAGTTATGGTGGTATTATTATTAAATTTAATTTAATTTGCGTAATTAAATTTATTAAAAAGATAGAATCAAGATAAGAAGATGGAATTCCAGAAAGTAGAATCCTAAATAAAAAAAAAATCTGAAATCAAAAAAATTATAAATAGACTTTCCGAATCTCAAAACTCATCTTTTCCATCGTCTCATCGTCCAATCCAGCGTCCCCCCATCCATTTTAATAATAAATAGTATAGATATATGTGTTTTTATGGTTAAAAAAAATATATTTAGAATATATATAAATGAACAGACTCCCTCAATTTGACGATAATATTGAAGATGATATTAATGCATCAAAAGAAGACGATGAGATTAATCTTGAAATAACGAAAGTAGAAGATATAGAAGAAGATAAGGGTGAAAATGAAGAACAATCTCCATTTGTCATGAAACCAACTGTTAAAAAACCGCCACCAGAAAAGAAAAAGAAACCACGAACAGAAGCACAAATTCTACACATGGAGAAACTACAAGAAAAAAACAGATTGAAAAGAGAAGAGAAAGAGCGGGTTAAAGTGGAGAAAGAGAGGGTTAAACAAGAAAAATTAGATCTAATAAAAGAAAAGAAAGCATACAAAGAAAGAACTAAAAAAATTAAAGAAGAAGAACCAGTTTATGATGATCCGCCATCACTCCCATATGTTGAAGAACCAGCAAAACCAACTCCTCATGAGGAGTTTATGAATTTTGTCGGAATGATGGCAAAATACGAACAAGTAAAAAATGTATTTAATTCTAAACCAAATCCAGCACCGAAACCACCTCCAGCACCGAAACCAGTCCCGCAAATAACCCCGCAGGATACAGTATTAAACACTCCGACAGTGAGTAAGTATGATAAATACTTTGGTTAAAATGGTTAATTGGTTATATCTTAATAATAATATATTATTAATATATAGATGTCCCAACAAACTTATATTATAGAAAGTAATCGTCAAACTGCTTATCGTGAAATTTTTGATGCAGAAAAGAGCAGACAAATTTCAGAAAATACAGCACCGCAACCGAACCATAAATGGACGACTACAATCCCTTATGGTATTAATTTAAATGAGGGTGATACAATCCAGATTGAAGCATCGCAGATTAATTTAAGAGGCGACGTCAGTCAAACATTAGAATTTACTGGTGGTTCAACTAATCAAGGGTCAGATCCAATATCAGATAATAAAGCATCTTTATCTTTTGCTCCTTATATTTCAAATAATTTAACTTTCAATTTTCCGCTTCCATGTGCGTCAATGGCGATTGTGTATGACCCTCTCAGCACTCAATATGGAGGTCCTGATTTTGTTGGAAAAAATGCGTTGGGTGAAGTAATAGATACTCAAAGTTGGGCGTTATTTGCTAATTGTAATCCAATTCAGAATATTCAAGGATTTTTAAGCAGACTTGAAAATGGTGTTCAAATTCCAGAAATATTTACTAATACGGCAGATATGAATATGCTTTCAAGACCGCCGATGACAAATGCACCAATTGAAATTTTTCATCCATCCGCTGTAAGATTGTATAAACTCAAAAGTAATAATAGATCGCCATATACGGGTCAAGATGTCGCTGGTGGTTTATATACTGATGCTGATAATGAAGCAAAAAAAGCAGAACAATTATTAGAATTAATGGATGTTGATTTAGTTCAACCAGAGGGTTTTTCAACACCATCTTCATTAGCGAATAATCTAACAAGTCAATTACAAGCGAAAACTGGTAATGCTGATACTTATACAACTGATAATGTTGCGAAGACACCAGTTGTTATGAGAAAATTAGGTGATTTACCGCCAACTACTTCAAGTGTTTCAGTAGCGAATGTTAAAGTTGCGGATTTTTCAAATAAATTATACAAAATATTTCCAACTGCGAGTGGCGATTTTGTAAATGCTTATTTAGATGAAACTAATTTCGTTCATTATGCCAATATACAACCAGCAGGGGATGACTACATTCCTGTCAATTGGGCGGATGGAACGCCACAACCATCAGAAATGAAAAGTCCTTATACAACTGGTTTTGGGTTCGTCGCTCAAAAAGGATATGATTTATTCTGGAAGAATATGCTGACTGGTGATATTAATCGTTATACAAGTGGTCGTAATTTTTGTAAATTCGCTCAGTATGTAGAACCAGAGGGAACAGTTCTTGCGAAATATGTTAATAATACAATATATGAAGTAGAAGATGCATTAGTTTTTGGTGGTAGAGGACTGCCAACAAAACACGGAACTAACAGTCCATGTATGGGTTTTGGTATAGTTAGTCTTGATAGACTTGACGCATACATGGCGAATATGATAGTTTCAAAATGGTTAGAAGTTATTGCTGGTGAAACTTTAAATGTTGATGCTGGAACTGCTACACCAGATGCTTATTACAATCAAGGGACATATGAAAGATATAGTATTGACAATATCGCAATGCTTATACTAAAAGTAAATCAACCAGTAGCAAGTAATATTATCGCAACCAAAAAATCAGTAAAATTATTAAAAGAGTGTCTTTACCCACTGGCACGACCAAGTCTTACAGGGGATGATTATGAATTTCAAGAAAGAGGGGTTAAAAATATTGATGCTTATAAAAATTTTGTATCAGATTTACAATTCGGAAGACTTGACGATCAACTAACATCAACTGCAACAAGTAAATTTACAGAAGATGAAATCGGCACAGAAACAGAAAGAACCGCACCAAATTATGATGGTGTCTCACCAAAAACGAACCAAATTTCAATGGCGACCCCGCTTCAAGCGATTATCATGTCTCAAACGGGGTATATGACATCAACGCCTTCATCAACTTTATTTCCGCCAGAAGATTATAGCACATATAACGGTCTTACATTTAATCCATCATATGACTCTCAGACCACAGACCAGACGGGCGTTGAAGGACAACCGCAAGATTACGGAACTGGAACTAAAAGCGGTGATATGGAAATTTGTTTTAGAAGAAAACTTCCAGCATTAGTTGGAGATAAATATAAATCTCGTCATCCTTTTTACACTTATTGGAGGGATGATATTGATTTAATAAATGATGATGATTTAGGTGAGGATACTATTTTTTCTGTATTTAATCCAAATGGAGAACGATTTAATAATGAGATATTTAAACCAATTGAGGGAGATATAGAAGATAAAGGAATTGGATGTATTGGTTTATTTCTTAGAGAAACAATGAAAGATGGAACGCCATTAACAAATGACATGATCCCGTGGTTAGGTTCTGACCGTCCTGCACCATTTAAAAATATTCGTGAAATCCCTTTCATAGCGTATATTAGTGCTGATAATTTAAATGTTGTAGAACCAGCACCATCAACGGATATTATAAATGAAAATAAGAATTTTCCATGGGTTCAAACTGGCGAGTTCTTTGGTTGTAGTATGAGTTTTCAAGATCAAAAATTAGCGAAGATTATAAGCACTCAACAAACAAATATGCAAGAGATGGGTGCAGTGGTAAGTGGAAATGCTGATATACAAAGTATAAAAAACTATCAAGACGGAAGTCAATATTTAGTGCCAAATCCAAATGATACTCAACCAAATCCGATGGATTACAGATGTCATGCTTTTACAACCCCTGTCAATCTAAATGGCGGAACTTATCCGCCGACTAATCCAAGTCGCTATACTGATGTAGATTTCACTCCATTCCATTATGAAGGATATGTCCATATTGGAGCAGAAAATCCACTTATCGGGTTTGATGATGTGAGTGGTAAATTTAAATTTAGTCAATTACATACAGCGATAAGGGCGGGTAATGGTTCTTATTCAAATATAAGACAACCAAAAGTCGGAGATACTGCTGGTGATGGGTATGTTCCAAATGCGGATTTTGCAACAGATGTATTAGAAATTTATAGTCAAGGATCAGCAATATCTCAATATATGGGTGGTCTTATTCAAACAGCAACTGGATATAGTAAAGTCGGCGATAGTGGTCAATTATTATATAAATTGTCTCCAACGGATATTCCAATAATTAATGCTATGGGGACAAATACTTATGATGGTGTGGTTCAACAATATAGTTGGAACTTGGCGGATTATCCTCCCCCCGCTCCGAATACACCGTGGGGTATGAGATATAAACCAGCATCTGGAAAACCATTTCCTTTTGTAAGTCAAATTAACGATCCAAATAATCCAATTAATTCATCACAATCTGGCGTTGCTATTATTAGATTAACATGTCCGAATGCCTCTGGAACTTTAACAAAGAATTTAACTTGTGATAAACCATTTGAATATGTTGGAACATTATTTGACAAGATGGGTTTTGATTTAGAGCAAATTATACCATTTACTGGCGAACAGAATAGTATTTTTAATAGAGAAAATTACAATAGATATATTGGATATAATCAACCACTATCTGATAAATATCAAAATATGGTTAAACCAGCAACAACAAATGCATATGTATCTGGCAATCTTGCTTTGGGTTTTACTCAAAATTACTGGGGAAGTCCGATGGAAAATCTGGGTGCTGTAAATCTACAAATACCAGCAAAAACAGAAGCAGTATCAGATAGTATTATTGCTAATAAAATTGCTAAAAAGATGTCTTATCCGTATCTGGTGGTTCATAGTGATATTGTAGAACAACATAGAACATTTTATGGTGGAAGTTATATATGTCCGACTCCATCACTTGGTTATATAAGTCGTAATTATTCAGAAGCAGATTACTTTTTTGGGTTCAGCACTGACTGGGAGTATATAGTTGATAAACCTCATTTAATAAATAGTTTTACAATTGATATAAGACTTCCAAACGGGCAACCAGCACCGCTTGATTCTAATAGTAGTCTAATATTTAAAATAATTAAAAATAATAATCCAGATATTATTATTAAAAAAGATACTAATAATAAAAAGAAAAGAAATTAATAATTATTCTTACGATAAAGCATCGGACGACGACGCATTACAATTCTTTTAGTTTGTTTTTTTTTTGGTTTAACTGGTTTATCTTTTCCTTTCTGAAAAATAACAGTTTCTGGTATTTCGGGGTTTTTTTCCTTTTTAAGTTGTTTGTCTATCTTTAATTGCAATTGAGATGCAAAACTTCCGACTTCTAATTCATTAAGATCCATATTATAATATTATATTAGAAATTAAAATATAATATAATATTATAATATAGAATGTCCCTCATAACTCTAAGAAGTCAAATTAACGAATTATCTGCCGAGAGCATTGATAATTCATATATTCAAAATACATTCAAAGAAGGTCTAACAGTAAATCCAACAGATACTGTAAGTCTCGTATCTTTATCAATGAATAAACAAAATAAAATAAATATTTCTGATGGTAATGATACTTTAATATGGCGATTCGGTGGAAGAGCACAATTTGCACAGCATGTAGTAAAACTAACTCATGGTTCTTACACACCAGAGGAAATGACAACTGTTCTACAATCTGGATTAGACGATAGTGTTTTAATCGGAGTATTCAAACGGCAGGTTGATGATGCTACAAAAGGATTTAATGTAGAATATGACAGCACTGCGAACCCAAAGGAATGGACTATTACAATGACAGTCCAGTCTGTTCCAATTACGGGCGATGGCAATCTTAACACATTTGAAGTTCATGAAAATCTAACTGAAACTAATAATAGAAATGATGGAATTACAGAAGCAGACACACCAGTCGCTAATGAAAAAGGATATGAATTCAAAGGTCTTCCATACGGGACTGGTAAAGTGGATCTAAATGGACCAGACTCGCCTTTTGATACTCGTGAGCGAAATAATATTAATGTTGGTGATAAAGGCATTTTTGCTAATGGCGGTATGCATGGTGTGGTCTCTTTTAGTCAAAGCGGTATTGAAGAAATCTACGGTTCAGAAGGTTGGGACTAAACAACTGTTCCAACTCTACAAGGAATTCAACAAACTGGAACTCAATTTCCAGAATTTTTAACATTAGATATTGATATTGATATTACTGACGCTTCAACCGCTCAGCAAGCGTTAGGTTGGGATTATAAAATCAGAGAAACGGGAGGTTTAAACCGCTTTCTAAAAGGCGACGGGTCTCGTGTTCCAGAGATGTTTTTACGAATGTTCCGCCTTGCTGGAACTACTAATGGCAATGTCCAGAATGGTCT